CGAGTTATCAACCAACGAGTTATCAACCAAGGAGCAAACCTCATGTCTGAAGTTACCTTTGGCACTACCGTTTCTCTCGAAGAAGCAGCTACCCTCATTCGCACGTGTAGGGACAATCGGTTTTTCCTGCGGGGGGAACCGGGCATTGGCAAGTCGAGCATCATGGGGCTTCTGGAGAACCACTTCGGAGATGCCTATGCCTATGCCTACTTCGACTGTGCGCAGAAGGACCTCGGCGACATTGCCATGCCGAGCCTCAATCGGGAGAAGCGCGTAACCGAATATTTCCCTAACGCGGTTTTGCAATTGCAGACCGGCAAGCCGGTCGTCATCATGCTCGATGAGTTCACCAAGGCCCCGCAGCCCGTACAGAACATGCTGCATCCGCTGCTCGAAGCACGTAACCCGCGTTTGGGTGACATCCCCCTGCCTAGTGGCAGCATCGTGTTCCTGACTGGCAACATGGCGACCGATGGTGTGGGTGACAACATCAAGGCTCACACCCTTAACCGAGTTACGGTTATCACAGTGCGCAAGCCGACCGCCGATGAGTGGCTCAAGTGGGCTGTCAACAACGACATCGACCCTGTCGTCATGGCGTGGGTCAACCAGTTCCCGCACGCGCTGGAGTCCTATATGGACAGCGATCAGGACAGCAACCCTTACATCTTCAACCCCAAGAAGATGCAGACCGCTTTCGTGTCGCCTCGCTCGCTCCAGCTTGCCAGCAATATCCTCAAGCAGCGTGAGCACCTCACGTCCAACGCCCTGCTCGCAGCCATTATCGGCACTATCGGTGAGGCTGGTGCGCGCGACCTTCACGCCTTCGTGGAGTATCAGGATACGCTTCCGACGTGGCAGAGCATCATTGCCGATCCGAAAGGGGCTCGCCTTCCGCAGTCGCCCGGAGCCTGCGCGGTGCTCGTGTTTGGTGCCATTGCGCGCGTGGACAAGACGACGATCACACCTTTCATCGAGTATCTCGAACGCATGGAGCCCGAGTGGCAAGCGGTGTTTTTTATTAACATGGTTAAGGACCTGTCTAAGCAGCGAATCCTTACCGGCACTCGCGCTTTTGGGGCTTGGTGCCAAAAAAACATGGATGTGCTGTGAGAAAGGAGCAAACCAATGACGAGTATCAGTCCTGAACGCCGACTGAAGAAGGTCGTAATCGCCCTTATCCGTGACTCGCTGTTTGCTGACCTGTCTGGCATCCTTATGCTGGGCAAGAAAGAAGTGGTGGATGACATCCCCACAGCCTGCACCGATGGGCGAGACGAGTTCTACGGCAGAAAGTTCATCGAGAGGCTGGACGATAAGAGCCTTGCCTTTGTCGTAGTGCACGAAGCCTTGCACAAGGCGGGCAGACATCTCCACACGTGGGGAAAGCTCCACAAGGAAGACCCACAGCTTGCTAACCAAGCTATGGATTACTGGGTTAACCTCACCATCATCAACCGTGACCCGAGTGGCAGCATGGTGACCATGCCCAAGGAGGGTGGAAAGGAGATTGGCCTCTACGACCGCCGCTTTGCCAATATGAGCATCAAGCAAATCTTCGACATTCTCAAGCGCGAGAAACATGAACGTGGAAGCAGTGGAAGCAGCGGAAGCAGTGGAAGCAGCGGAAGCAGCGGAAGCAGTGGAAGCAGCGGAAGCAGCGGAAGCGGCAATTTTGATGAGCATGATTGGGAAGGTGCCAAGAGCCTCTCGAAAGAAGAAGTTGAAAAGCTGGCCAAGGAAGTAGACCAAGCTCTTCGGCAAGGTCAGATTGCTGCAGCCAAGATGCACGGCAATCGAGGTGGTAACCGACACCGTTACCTCGACGAGCTGCTCAATCCGAAGGTTGACTGGCGGCAAGAGCTGCGGGAGTTTGTATCTGCCACTTGTGCAGGGCGTGACTTCTCCTCGTGGCGCAGACCTAACCGACGGTTTCTGTCGCACGATATCATCATGCCCAGCTTGGTGTCCGAGCGTGTGGGCCGCATGGTGATTGGCGTGGATACGTCAGGGTCCGTTAGCGGACCGGAGCTTACCCGGTTCCTTTCCGAGGTCGTGGCAATCGCCGAAACCGTTAACCCGGATAAGGTCGACCTCATCTACTGGGATGCAGCGGTGGCAGGCCATGAGGTATACAACAGCGGCACACTCGCTACGCTCTTGAACAGCACCAAGCCTGCAGGTGGTGGGGGAACTGACCCCACCTGCGTTTCCGAATATCTCGATAAGCACGCTATCAAGCCAGAGTGCGTCATCATGTTCACAGACGGCCATGTACCTAGCTGGGGTAAGTGGGACGTGCCAGTGCTCTGGGCTATCCACGGAAATAACAAGGCTACCGCACCTGTCGGGAAGACGATTCACGTAGACTGAACAAACCAAGAAAGGAGCAAACCAATGAGCATTTCCAATTCCGCAATTCTGGTCGAGCTGAATATCAGCGTATGGACAGGTCAGCGCATAGACCGTGCTGTGACCGACAAGGTTACCAGCGAGGCCAAGGCATCCGCAGATGCGGGACAGTTCAAGAAGAACCTGACCGCAGGCACTACCTTGCGCAAGGAAATTGCTGACTACGCGGCCCTGTGCCGCACGTGGCACAATAGTCGAACCATGCCATGGTCGGACCGTGGTCCGCGCCTGCTGCCTACGTCAATGTTTTTCGACTACAAGAGCGAGGCTAACGCGCGTGAGGCCATCTTCATGTCCAAAGTCGATGCGTTTTGCGACGCATATCCGCAATTGCTGCGTGATGCCCCGCTCCATCTGGGGGAGCTGTTTGACCCCTCGGACTACCCGAGTGTGGACGAGGTGCGCAGCAAGTTCGGCTTCAATCTGGTGTTCTCCCCTGTCCCAGAATCCGGTGATTTCCGTATTGAGGCAAGCGATATCGAGCTTCAAGAGCTGCGCGAGCAATACGAAGCCGCTTACGAAAACCGGGTTAAGGAGGCGATGCAGTCAGCATGGGACAAGGTGCACGACATGCTGACCAGAATGTCCGAGAAGCTGACAGAACCGGAAGGAGAGGGTGCCAAACCCAAACTGTTCCACAGCACTTTCCTGACCAACGTTCAAGATTTGTGCGGGCTGCTGACACATTTCAACATTACCAAGGACCCAAAACTTGAGGAAGCGCGTCGTACGCTTGAGCGAATTATTGCCGGTGTGGATATCGAAGACGTGCGCAAGGACATCGGCACCCGCATGGACCTCAAAGCGAAGGTCGACGCTGCGCTTTCTCAATTCGATTGGTAAAGAGGAGCAAACATATGCGCAAGGTTCTTATCCCCATGAATGTCCCTAATGCTTTTCGTGAGTGCGACGAGCATAGGAAGGATGATACGGAAAATATCAACCCCAAAGTGGATCCGTTTCTCGTTCCACTGCTAACCAAGTTAAGCTTGAAGCGTCCAACATGGACCTTTGTGTTCGACTGTCCCCCCAACTTAGACGACAATTACACAGGGTACGTATACAACAACTTTACTATCATGGACGGCGACGAAAAGCTTGGGTGTGTCTGTAAGGATGTCAAACGATACCCTACGAGGGTTAACAGGTTTTTAATTGGCTGCCCCCGTCTGAAAGAGCGCCATAACTACAAAAGACCTGCTTACACAAAGGATATCAACAAAGCCGTCAGACTGATTTTAGATAATATGTATCGTATGACGGCAGCCGAGTTTGTTCAGAAAGTCGGACAGAATGCCTACGGAAACTTTAGAGATAAACTATGGAAATACAGCCACGAACACGACCGGGTTAGACACGCGGCCCTTCCTGCACTCATAAACTTCGCGATAGACAATTCTGATTTATTCAAAGCCCAATACCCATCTATGGCGCATACATTGGATGAGCTGATAAAAACAAACTCTGATGCGGTTATGGCTGATAAGTTGGAAAAGCTTATGAGCGGCAGAAAAGTTATACTTCTCGCCGAGCGAGACGGCAAAATCTACATGTGGCGCAAAGGAGACACAAACTCCGTTACCACATGCCCTATTAACGAACTTTCGGACCATTACAAGCAGGCTGTCGGTATGCTCAAGCTGGTGGAGGACGACACACTCATACCGGATGTTGGATATCGGGCAGATAGCAACGTCTTTCTGGTTTTTGATGGAGCCTCTTGACACTGTATAACCCGTAGTGTATGTTGCCCCTGCAATCGAGAAGCAGACTGATGGCAGCTACACCTGAGAAACGTGTCAAGAGCAAGGTAGTGGGCGTTCTTAAGGACGAGGGCGCCTACTATTTCTTCCCCGCCACGCATGGCTATGGCCGTAGTGGCGTCCCTGACATTATCGCGTGTGTCAATGGGCGCTTTCTCGCCATTGAGTGCAAGGCTGGGGGCAACAAGCCTACAGCGCTACAAATTCGTGAGCTGGAGAACATACGCCGCAATGGGGGCGTAGCTATTGTCGTAAATGAAGAGAATTGGGACACGGTGCGTAACCTAGTTAGGAATTTGAGGGAAGTGCAACATGAAACGCATCCTGATCGCCTGTGAGTATAGCGCTACCGTCCGCGATGCGTTTCGCGCGAGAGGGTTCGATGCGTGGTCGTGCAATCTGCTGCCAACCGACGGAGACCCGCGCTGGCAGAAACTGGATGAAGCCGCCGCGTTTTTTCGTGCGCTGTGGGATGCACCTATCGGGGCTGTGGCCATTGAAAACCCTGTCATGCACAAGTATGCCAAGGAGCGCATTGGGCTGCACCAGACGCAGACAATTCAGCCCTATCAATTCGGGCATCTGGAGCAAAAGGCGACGTGCCTGTGGCTGCGTGGACTGCCCAAACTGAAGCCAACAAGCGATCTCAAAGGAGCGCTAAAATCGCTCCCCGACAACCAACGTCAGCGGCTCCATTATCTGCCCCCGTCTGCTGATCGCTGGAAGCTCCGCTCGAAAACATACCAAGGGATCGCGGATGCGATGGCCGAGCAATGGGGCGACTACATCATGAAAGGAGAGAACCAATGTTCGAAGCAGTGACCGAAGCCGTCCGCAGGCTGTCCAAGGACGAGCGGACGGCCAGCAAAACGCTCGGCAAAGATGAGGCGCGTTTCCTTGTCGATGCCTACTATCAGATGCAGGAGAACCGCATCCGCGCCGATGCGCAGGTGCGCGAGATGGCCAAGGGCGGCGAACCGCACGAGGTGCTAGCGTGGTTGGCGGACATGAACCGGGTGCTGGAGAACCAGATTAAGCTCGCGCTCGATGTCTACTCGCTGTCCACGCCGGTCGGCCAGTGGATGCGCGCGCAGCTTGGTGTCGGACCCGTGATCGCCGCAGGGTTCCTCGCCCATCTTGACATCACCAAGGCTCCCGTTGCCGGTGCATTCTGGTCTTTTGCTGGCCTCGACCCCACGAAAGAGTGGCAGAAAGGGCAAAAGCGCCCTTGGAATGCGCAGCTGAAGACGTTGTGCTGGAAGCTGGGCGAGAGTTTCGTCAAGGTCAGCGGCAACCCCGATGCCTTCTACGGCCAGCTTTACAGGCAGCGGAAGGACTACGAGACGCGGCGGAATGAGGCGGGAGCCTATGCCGAGCAAGCGAGGGCGAAACTGGAGAAGTTCAGGATCGGCAAGGATACCCCTACATATGCCCTCTACAGCAGCGGGAAACTGCCGCCTGCCCACATTCACGCGCGAGCCAAGCGTTATGCGGTCAAAATCTTCCTCTCGCACCTACACGAGGTGATGTATCGGGAGCACTACGGCTGCGCGCCGCCAAGGCCCTTTGCGGTCGAACATCTTGGCCATGCGCACGTCATTCCGGTTCCGCCGGGAAAGCCATACTGCCAGACTGAAACAAACACCGGGAGCGAGCCATTAGCCAATACTGAAACAAAAAAATGGGAGCGAGCCGACGCGCGAGACTGAAACACCCACGCGAAGCGAGCCAACATGTCGGACTGAAACAAGCACTAGGAGCGAGCCAGACTTCCCGACTGAGGACAAGGCTTGGGAGCGAGCCATAACGCGCGACAAGATATCAAGCGATTTGAGCGCCATTTACAGGAGAGACGCATGCTGAAGACCTATTTCGAAATCCTCGGCGGGGCGCTGCTGCTGCTCGGCTGGTGGATGCTGCTCGGCCTGCTTTCGCTGGTTCCCGACGGCGGCCTGTGGGCCCAAATGATGGAGGTGCTGCCATGACACGAGAGGAACTGCTTCTCGCGCTATATGAGCCGTGGAGGTACGACGAGCCTTACGATCTAATCGAGAGCGCGCGCGAACAGATCGAGGCAGACGGCAAACGCATCGCCGAGCTCAAGCAATGGAAGGCAGCAATCGACGAAGTCTTGGTCTGCAATCACCTCGGCACTGCCGACGATTTTCCAAGCGCGAAGGTTGCATTGCAGCGGCTGATTGGTTGGGAGATTTCGATGGCTCTCGATCCTAATATTTCCGTAGACGCGCGGTCGTTGCAGGCGAAAGCTACTGCTGAGCTTGAAGCTGAAAATGCCCGGTTGCGCGAAGCCTTGGTCAAAGAACGAGAACAGAACCTTTGGAATGCCTACCAAGCAGGCTACGAAAGCGACGGACGCTGGACGCATGTCGGTATGGCGGAGGGAGAATGGCTTGCTCGCGAATGCGGATTTGATCCAGCCATGCCAGACTATGATGCGGACGAAATCAAGGCGGCGATCCCAAAGGTGGCTCGCAAGGTGCTTGTAGACATACAACAAGAGGATGAATGAGGCCATGGCTTCGCGTTGGGATTACATTAAGCCGGGCGGCCCCACTCAGGCCGATCTGGACTATGCGCAGTCGCTGATTGACGCAACGGGCGTCGATTTTTCGAGTGACAGCGGGCCGTATATTGTCGCAACCATAGTCCGGGTGGTTGAAGCTGACATCCTCACCCTTCTGGAGCATCATGCCGGGCAAATTCAACGCATTAGTGCTGATACCCCTGCTCTTAGCTATCTGCGGTTTGCCTCAAGCCACCTGCTCTTCGCCGCCGATATCATCGAGCAAGGCGCACATCGAGAACTAAGCAATGAGTAACAACTACCACCGTCTACGCAAATATCAGCGCAAGAAGGAGATTGACATGAACAGAATTGCTATCGCCGTAACCATTATCGGACTTTGCCTGGCCTCTCTCTTATCGACTGTGCCAGCCGCTGCACAGCAGCGTGAGTATTATCTTGTGGCGCAGTGGGTTGGCGACTACGGTCAGCGGTTTTGCAGATATAGTAACGGCACTGTATTGAACGTAGGTGTGAACACGTGCCCGCTCAGCATCAAGGCTTGGATGTAATGTCCAACATTATCGTTTGCGATGTGGAAACCTTCTATGATCGCAACTTTAGCTTGGGCAAGCTGACTACGGAAGAATATATCCGTCACGAGCTTTTTGAGACCATCGGCTGGGCAGTGAAGGTTAATGACGAGCCTGCACAGTGGTTTTCAGGGCCGAAGCGCGAAGTTAAGCAATGGCTAGACCAGTTTCCATGGGATGACAGCGTCGCTGTGGCGCACAATGCCGCATTCGATATGGCCGTCCTTAACTGGCACTTCGATATCCGTCCCAAGCGCATTGCCGACACACTATCCATGTTACGAGCCATTGAAGGGCCGGATGCGGGTAACAGTTTGGCTAAAGCTGCAGAGCGCTATGGGTTGGGTAAGAAGGGCGACGAGGTCGTCAATGCGCTCGGCAAGAGGCGGCTGGACTTCACTCCACAGGAGCTTGCTCGTTATGGCGAGTATTGCATCAACGACGTCGAGCTTACCTACAAGCTTTTTGAACGCATAACTCCGTTACTGCCCGCCAGCGAACTTCGCCTGATTGACCTTAGCATACGCATGTTTACGGAGCCCGTTTTGGAGCTGGATAAGAGTGTACTGGAAAAGCATCTGGCAGAAGTCAAGGAAAAGAAGCAAAAGCTCATTGATGCGATAGCTGCGGATAAGAGCGTGCTCATGTCCAATCCGAAACTGGCCGAGCTTCTCACGAGCCTCAATGTGACGCCGCCGACAAAGATTAGCCAGAGAACCGGAAAGACCACGTGGGCTTTTGGCAAGACTGATGAGGCGTTCAACGAGTTGCTGGACCACCCTGACCCTCGGGTGCAGGCCGTTGTAGCTGCCCGCATCGGAGTAAAATCGACGCTTGAAGAAACCCGCACTGAGCGTTTCATTTCCATAGCCAATCGTGGGGCGCTTCCTGTCCCCTTGCGCTACTATGCTGCACACACAGGGCGCTTTGGTGGAGCAGAGTCCACAAACCTTCAAAACCTTCCGCGTAAAAGTCCGTTAAGAAAAGCCATCAAGGCCCCGGAAGGCTACGTAATTATTGATTGTGACTCCTCGCAGATTGAAGCGCGCACCCTTGCGTGGCTGGCTGAACAGAATGACCTTGTTGAAGCCTTTAGCCGTGGAGATGACGTTTATAAGACTATGGCCTCGGTCATATACGACGTGCCAGTCGAGAAAGTAACCGATGAACAACGATATGTAGGGAAGTCGGTGATTCTTGGTGCGGGTTATGGTATGGGGGCGGAAAGGTTCCAGACACAACTGAAAGCCTTTGGTGTAAACCTTTCATTAGAAGAATGCCGCCACATTATTCGTACATACCGGCAAACCTATCCACAAATCGTCAAGCTATGGTCTAACGCTGACCGCGCATTAGATGCTCTGCGCTCACAACGCACTTGTCAACTTGGGCGCGAAGGGGTGTTACAATTAGACCTGTTGGGTATAAAGCTACCCAACGGTATGTACCTACGCTACAATAATCTGCGTGTCGATAATGACGGCGAACTCGTTTATGATACAAAGCAAGGGAAGAGCGTTGTATCTACGAAAATATACGGGAGGAAACTTGTCGAGAACATTACCCAAGCCTTGGCCCGCATAATCATTGCCGAGCAGATGCTTATGATATCGCGCAGGCTGCGAGTGGTTCTGACTGTACACGATAGCATTGTAGTTTTGGCTCCTGAGAAGGAAGCTGAGGAGGCCAGAACGTTTGTAGAGCAGTGTATGCGCATCCGCCCAAAGTGGGCACCAGGGTTGCCATTGAGTTGCGAAAGCAAGGTGGGAGTGAGCTATGGAGTATAGTGACCCGTGGAGCAGATATCCGGATTGGACAGATGAGGAATGGGCGGAGGAAGTTAAGAGGCGACGCGCAATCGCAGAACAAGCTGTAAGGCTGTTGAACGAAAAGAAGGACGAAGCCAGGAAGCGCAGGAGGCTTTGGGAGGAACGGACGGAAGGTATGACGCCCCGCCAGATAGGCTGGATGCTTCGGGATATGCTGGACTATGGGCTAACCTACGAAGAAATATCCGAGGCTGTGGGGGCTAGCTGTAATGTGATAAAAAAATACTGCCGCATATCCAGAGTAGCTAGCGGCAATAAACCGAGGAACACCGCCCGAGACGCGGCGATACGAGCAGCTTATAAAGCTGGCGCTACTGCCAAAGAACTAGCCAATAAATATGGTATTAGTGTTACGAGGATACGCCAAATCGTAGCCAAATCGTAGCTCTTACGGAGAAGTCTGATGGAAGATGACGGACTACACCCGCTGGTGGCATTTCTTATCAAACGGACGGAGAGCCACCCAGAAGAGTTTGGAGATTCCAGTAGTCGTTGGACGCGTGCCATTATGGCGGTCAATAATTATGGTAGCGAGGCCGATAAGGCAGCGCTCGATGCGAAATTACGTGTTGTGCGTTTGAATGCCGCGTATGAGTGGGCGCTTGACGAGCTTTTCAACGGCGAGGAACGCCGTAAGAAGAAGACCGAAGAAAACCGAAGAAATCAGAAAGCGTTTTCACAGGACGTAGAGATTGTCTCACCTCAAGCAGCTACAAGCATTTTAGGTAAACTATGGAAGGAGTAACGAAAATGCCTAGGATCAAGAAGACCACCCGTGATGTTATCCTGAAGTATCTGAGCGAAAACCCTGATGCGACTAACAAGCAGGTTGCCGAGAAGTTGAAGTGCGCTGTCAGTTATGTGTGGATGCTCCGTAAGCAGATGGGGGGAGCCACGCAGGCAGCAGAGAAGGCCCAAGAAGCTCCAAAAGTTGGCGTGGATGCTCTTCTCGATGAGCGCGGTTTGCGCTATGGTACGTTTAGTACCCATGCTGAAATCACGCAGCTGTTGAAGCGTGTAGTAAGTAAGTACCTGCATAACGGGGGTAAGGAGCTCGACTTTGACCAGCAGGAGGCTCTGGACATGATTTTTCATAAGGTCGGGCGCATCATTGGCGGCGATCCTGACTACGTAGATAGTTGGGCAGACATTGCTGGTTATGCCACGCTCGTTGCAGACCGCTTGAAAGGTAAGGAGAGGTGATATGGTTGACGCGTTCATCCTTATAGCAGCTCTCGTCGTTGGAGCTGGACTTGGTCTTATGCTAGGTCGCTGGTATGGCTTCCTCGATGCGAAAAAGGATTTTTACGCAAAGGTAGAGGGGCTAAAGAAGGCTACATGCAAGCCGCCACGTGACGCACGTAGACGGTTCGTAAAGAGAAGCTGAGGATGGTGGCTACCGATATAGTATGGTCGTACTCTGCAATTAAGACCTTCGAGCAATGCCCGAAAAAGTACTACCACCTTCGAGTAGCTAAGGATGTTGAAGATGAGCCGGGTGAGGCGGCGGTATATGGTACCGCCGTACACCTCGCCGCTGAAGAGTTCATCCGTGACGGAAAACCCATCCCTGAGAAATTCGCCTTCATCCGCCCTGTGGTAGAGAAACTGGCAGCTCTCCCGGGAGAGAAATACCCCGAGCTCAAACTTGGTATGCGCAAGGATGGCACACCCTGCGGGTTCTTCGACGAAGACGTGTGGTGGAGGGGTATTGCAGACCTGCTGATTATCGACGGCCAGCGTGCATGGTGTGTGGACTACAAAACCGGCAAAAGTGCTCGTTACGCCGATACCAAGCAGCTAGACCTGTTGGCTGCAGCCGTATTTGCGCATTATCCACAAGTGGAAAAGGTAAGGTCTGCTTTGGCTTTCGTAGTTAGCGGTGAGCTTGTGTCGAAGACTCACAGAGTTTCCGAACGCAGCACTTATATGTCGGTATTCGACGATCAGTTGGAACAGTTGGAAGCAGCCATGGGTAGCGGCGTATTCAATGCGAAGCCTAGTGGCTTGTGCTCATACTGCCCTGTGGTAGACTGTGCGCATTGGAGGCCCAGGAGGCGGTAATGGCCAGAGACTATCGATCAGAGTACGTCAACTACCAAGGCAAACCTGAGCAGAAAAAGAAACGTGCCATGCGTAATGCAGCTCGAGCTAAACTGATGCGCGAAGGCAAGGTCAGGAAAGGCGACGGGATGGACGTTGACCATGTGAAACCGCTTAGCAAGGGCGGCACTAACGCTGATGGACTGAGGGTAAAGCCCAAGTCCCAGAACCGGTCGTTCAAGCGCACAAGCAGCGGTGCAATGAAGTAAGGGACCTGAGGAGCAAACGTGCAAATCATAGATAACAAGGCGCTCCTGCTGGAGCTCGAAAACCCTTCGCATATCACACAGATTGTGAAGAAGAGCATGCTGGTAGACGGCGGCAGCGGCGTCTTGGTGCATTGGGGGCATAAGGAAGCCGAAGCGCTCGCCAAACTCAGGCTAGATGTGCCTTCTCCCATCCTGCGTGACTACAAGTGGACTGGGAAGTTTGCTCCCTTCGAGCACCAGAAGAAGACAGCCTCATTTCTGTCCATTCGCAAGCGTGCTTTTTGCTTCAGTCAGCAAGGGCTTGGGAAAACGGCAAGCGTCATCTGGGCTGCTGACTACCTGATGAATCTAGGGTTGGTTAATCGCGTGCTGGTGTTGTGCCCGCTTTCCATCATGAATGCCGCTTGGCAGAAAGACCTGTTCACTTTCGCCATGCACCGCTCATGCGGGGTAGCTTATGGTACTCCTGCACAGCGAAAGAAGGTTATTGCCACAGGCGCTGAGTTTATCATTCTCAATTACGACGGTCTTAGTGTAGTCAAGGATGAGGTCATTGCTGGTGGTTTCGACTTGATTGTCGTTGACGAAGCGAACCATTACAAAAATACACAGACCAAACGTTGGAAAGTGCTTAATCAGATAGTCAAGGCTACAGACCCACGTCTGTGGATGCTGACCGGTACTCCTGCAGCGCAATCGCCCATAGATGCTTACGGCTTGGCCAAGCTGGTGAACCCTGAAGGTTGCCCACGATTTTTCACCGAGTTCAAGACTGCGGTGATGACCAAGGTTTCAACGTTCAAGTGGGTCCCTAAGCCAGATGCATATAGGTATGTGCGCAAAATCCTTCAGCCCGCAATTCGGTTCGAGAAGAAGGATTGCCTTGACCTGCCCGAAGTTACACACATAGAGCGCGAAGCGCCGCTCACTCCGCAGCAGATGAAATACTACAATTTGCTCAAGAACGAGATGCTTATGGAAGTAGCGGGGGAAGAGGTAAGCGCAGTCAATGCCGCTACCAAGATCAACAAGCTGTTGCAGATTAGCGGGGGCGCGGTCTACACGGATGCCGGAGAGGTGCTGCAGTTCGACATTAGCAACAGGCTTAACGTCGTATTGGAGGCCATAGAGGAGACCAGCAACAAGGTTCTGGTCTTTGTCCCCTTCACCCATACCATAGAGCTTCTACGAGCCAGGCTGGGGAAGGAAAGCATCAGTTGCGACGTCATTAATGGAGCAGTGCCAGCCAGCAAGCGCGGCGACATTGTGCACAGGTTCCAAACAACTAAAGACCCTCATGTGCTGTTGATACAGCCTCAGGCTGCCAGCCATGGGCTTACTCTGACTGCTGCGGATACGATTATTTGGTATGCACCGGTAACCTCGGTAGAGACCTACCTGCAAGCTAATGCGCGTATCGACCGTCCGGGGCAGAAGAACGCCATGACCATCGTGCACATCAAGGGCAGCCCGGTGGAGACGAAGCTGTATAAGATGCTACAGAACAATATCAGCAACCATAACAAGCTGGTTGACCTTTACCGCGAGGTGCTGAGCGAGTAGCTCTTGACACTGTCTAAAAATGAGGGTATAACCCCATCACCACAAGAGGAGCAAACTATGGACATGACGAACCAGCAGCGGATAGATAACTACGTTAGGGAGACTGGGTACCCGCGCTCGCTCTTTGTAAGTGAAGATGGGCGCATTGTAGGCACATGGATTATGGGCAATGCCTACGGGGTCAAGAGTGGTTACTATGGGGGTTACCCTCATGGATACCTTGCACGGATCAAAGCCCTCTTCCCTGATAAGAAAACCCCACTGCACGTGTTTTCGGGACGTGTCGACCAGTCAGTATGGCCCGGCGATACCGTGGACTTAGACCCAAACGTAGAGCCCACTTTCGTAGACGACGCACAGTCGCTGGAGAACGTACCGCTTCAGAATTACGATATTGTGTTGGCAGACCCACCGTATAGTGTAGAAGATGCAGAGCATTACGTCCCTACTATGGTTAAGCGCAACAAAGTCATGCGCGCTCTCGCTAGGGTAAAGCCGGGAACACACGTGGTTTGGCTAGACCAAGTGCTACCGATGTATAGGAAAGAAGATTGGAGCGTGGTGGGGGTAATTGGTATGGTTAAATCTACTAATCACCGCTTCCGCGTAGTGACTATTTTCGAGAAGAAATAACTTAGGAGCAAACTATGGACATGACGAATGTACCTGTTGACAAGCTAGTCCGTGTCTACCGCAAAATCCGTGCGGCCATGGACGAGAAAGAGGCTGCGCATAAAGAGGAGATGGCTGCGCTCAAAGAGCACCTAGATCGTGTCAGCACCAGAATCCTTGAAATCTGCAACGAGCAGAATGCCGATAGCCTACGGACGCCAAGCGGTACCGTGATACGTCGCACCGTCACGCGCTATTGGACGAACGATTGGCAGGCGATGTACGACTTCATCTTGGAGAACAAGGTTCCGCATCTGCTGGAACAGCGCATCCACAACAGCAATATGAGGCAGTATATCGAGGAAAACCCCGATAAATTGCCAATTGGGCTTAACGCCGACACCAAGTACGTAATCACCGTTCGCAAACCCACCAACAAGTGAGGATTTATCAATGAGCAACATCACTATTTTCAAGCACCCCGGTGCGGCATCCAATATCCGTCGCCCGCTGTCCGAGCTTACCAAGTCGGTAACTTCTAGTGTTACCATCAACCGCATCCAGACCAGCAGCAACGGCACGTTCAAACGTATCGTGAACGGAGAGCAGATTGGTAAGGCTGCCAGGGGCGAGTTCAACGCCATCATCATCGCCATGCTGCCGAAGGTCAGCCGCGTTTTTTACGCCGGTAAGTATGACCCCGATGCTAAGCCCACCTTGCCGGACTGTTGGTCAAATGATGGGGTTACGCCGCAGACCAATGCTCCTAACCGCCAAGCCGCCAACTGCGCTACCTGCAAGAACAACATCGACGGTTCCGGCGAAAATGGTAAGGGTAAAGCATGTCGCTATCAGCGGCGCGTAGCACTTCTGCTTGAAGGCGATATGTCTGGCGCTGTCTACCAGTTCAATATTCCCGCCAAGTCGCTATTCGGCAAGGGCAGCGGCAACACTCACCCATTCGAGAGCTATGTGCGGTTCTTGGCAGCTAACGGTGAGTCGATTGATTACGTCGTTACCAACATTGCCTATAATCTCGACGCTGACACCATGGAGCTTCAGTTTACTCCGGTGCGTCCGATTACCGATGAAGAGTATGAGCTCGTCATAGCTGCGCAGGCTAACCCTATTACACAACGTCTTATCCAGTTGACCGCATCGGAGGCTGACGGCGCTGTTGCGAACAAGCCAAGCTCTGTGATCATCAACCAAAAAGGGCCGGAAGAATCCCCCACACCCAAAAAGGCCAAGGCTACCCCCAAGAAGCCCGCGTGGCTCGATGACGAGGAAGATGAAGACGAGGAGGTTGACGAACCTATTGTTGTCAAGAAAGCGCCCGCCAAGGGGGCAACGGTTCGCACTCCGAAGAACGACTTGGCTGCGACACTTGCCGCTTGGGCCGACGAAGACGAGGATGAGGATGACTGATGAGTCGTGGGTATAGCCTGCGCATTCGCGACTTGAACGCGAGAGCGGATAAACGCAAACTAGGTGTCCGCCTTGGCCGGATGTGCATCAAGAAGGATGTGCCGGTCTTGGTCGTCGCCAAGCGTATGGGTGTGACGCGAGCTACGGTATATAACTGGTTCTGCGGGGCTTCGTCCCCGCAGGCTAGCCTTATTTCTCGTATCGAAGCCTATATCGCCGAGCTGAAAAGCGCGGCTGACTGAACCAGCCAGCTGAATAGAGACGTAGAGGGGTGCCGCTGGCGCTCCCGTTGGGTGGTGTCTACGGCATGGTGAATTTTGACCTTTTGACAGCAGTGCAGCCAGAGCAAGGCTGGTATGCTGTTGTCGGCATACAAGGAGGCAAACGGCAACAGGAAATCGTAGAGACACGGGAAGAGTTTGACTACTTCGTTGAGCTCTTCAAACGCCGCAAGTGGGATGTGTTTTACGGGGTTGCCAAGTTCAGTGGGGAGCCTGATGCAAACGGGAAGCGCCACCGCACTAAGCAGGATGTGGTAGCACTCAAGGCTTTCTGGCTCGATATCGACTGCGGGTCGGGCAAAAGCTATCCTACACAAAACGATGGCATTGCAGCACTGCAAGAATTCTGCAAAAACGTAGGTTTATCCAAACCCATACTCGTTAACTCGGGTAATGGGCTTCACGCATATTGGCCGTTGAAGGAGGCGATAACCCGTGAGGAGTGGGAACCGGTAGCCAAACGGCTCAAAGAGGTCTGCGCATTACAGAGATTGCACGTAGATAATAACTGCTTTGAGGCGGCGCGCATCCTACGGGTGCCAGGCACCTTCAACTACAAGAGCGGTGAACCGCTTCCGGTGAGCGTTGTTGTCATAGGCAAGGTTACCACACTGGAGGCCATACGCGAAGCTCTTGGGGCAAAAGAGTGCTCTGTCTTCCCGTTCAAGCGCTCGGGGCGCCCTCTTAGTGCGCTAGCGCAGCAGATACAAAACAGCATAGAGAACGAGTTCTCACTGATACTAGGCAAAGGAGAAAAAGGCTGCAGGCAGCTTGTGGCTGCTTACGAAGAGAGGGAGCATCTTTCCGAACCACGCTGGTTTGATGCCTTGTCCATAGCCAAGTTCTGCAAAGACAGGGATACGGCTATACACAAGTTATCCGAAGGGCATCCAGACTATGACCCCGCTGCTACCGAACAAAAAATCCAGCACATACTAGGGCCTCACAGCTGCGAGCAGTTCGAGAGCAACAACCCCGGCGGATGCACCGGATGCCCACATAAAGGCAAAATCAAGTCCCCTATTGTCCTAGGCAGGGTAGTTGCTGAAGCCCCTAAGAACAACGTCATAATCGAGGTAGACGAGTTTGGCAGAGAAACTCGCTATAATGTCCCTGAGTATCCTTTCCCTTACTTTCGCGGAGAAAAGGGGGGCGTATGGCGTAAGTCGGAAGTGGAGGAGGAAAAGCCTACACTAGTTTACCCCTACGACCTTTATGTGGTCAAGCGAATGCGCGACCCGAACGAAGGCGGCGTAGTACTTATTCGTTCACATACACCCAAGGATGGTGTTGAGGAGTTCACGATAACCAACGCCAAGATTTCCGACCCCACAGAAGTGCGGAAGGAACTCGCACGTAATGACATCTTACTTAACAAAAAGAACTTCGACCTTCTTGTGGATTACATCATCCGCTCCGCTCAGGAGCTTAGGCATGTAATGAGGGCAGAAAAAATGCGTACTCAATTTGGATGGGCAGACGGAGACAGCAAGTTCATCGTAGGTGACCGAGAGATTGGCATAGAGGGCACATTTCACAGCCCCCCGTCATCGGTAACACGGGCACTAGCCGACCATATGCACCCTGCTGGCACACTGGAGAAATGGAAAGAAGTGTTCGCCCTCTATGGGCGCAAGGGGTTGGAGAACGCAGCGTTCGCGGCATCCACCGCTTTCGGTGCGCCTTTACTCAAGTTCTCCGGTCAGCGCGGTGCAATCATTAACTTGGTTAACTCTCACTCCGGCACGGGCAAAACCACCGCCTTGCATATGTGCAACAGCGTATGGGGGCACCCCGAGCGGCTATGTGCCAAGAAGGATGACACCTTCAACTCGAAGGTGTTCAAGATTGGCGTGTTCAATAACCTACCTATCACATTTGATGAGATGTCGAACACCGACCCAAGACAGCTCAGTGAGCTTGTGTACCTCATGACACAAGGCACCGGGAAGGACCGTATGAAGGCGAGCAGTAACGAACTGCGCCTCAATCTAACGACGTGGCAAACAATCGCACTATGCTCGTCCAATCACTCTTTTTACGAGAAGCTGGAGTCCATCAAGGAGACTCCGCAAGGCGAAATAATGCGAATCATCGAGTATCCTTTCCCCTATAGCGACGTAATCGACACGGAGCTTGGCAAAGAGATGTTCGATCATCAGCTGATGGAGAACTATGGGCATGCTGGAGACATCTACGCGCGCTTTCTTGTAGAGCGCTATGAGGAGGTGAAGGACGGATACCTAGCTGTGCAGGCTATGGTGGACAGAGACCTCAAACTCACGCAACGGGAACGCTTCTGGTCTGCCGTCATCGCGGCAAACATAACCGGCCTACGCATTGCCAAACGCCTGCAGCTCATCGACTGGAACATAGCCCGCATCTACGACTGGGCATGCAAGATGATTGACGAGCTCCGCAACACCACAGTGCCGCCTATCGATGTAGATGAGAATATCATCGGCCACTTCCTTCTCACACGGATAGACCACATTCTTGTAGTCAACGACTCCGTAGACAAGCGCACCAAGCTGCAAGAAGTTCCGCTCATGGAGCCAAGGCAGGAGGTGATGGTGAGGTATGAGCCGGACACACAGAAAGTCTTTATCGCTATTCCCGCATTCCGACAGTACTGTAACGACCGTAATATCGGCTACAACGAGACAATCAAGAAGCTGAAAGCAAAGGGCGTCCTCCTCCGCACTGGCAACAAGGCCATGACCAAGGGGATGAAGATTAACATCCCACCAGTACGTGCCATGGAGCTGGATGCTACTCATAGCGACTTGTCTGCACTCATAGACATAGCGGAGCGGGCAGAAAGCAAAAGCAATGAGAGTAGCGGGAGTTAGCTACGACATTAATTGGAAAGCTTTCACCAAGGGTAAGTCTATAACCTTCGTTTGCCTCGATCCAGACAAGGCATGGCAGGAAGACGTTCGCCCAGTAATGCGCAGGCTGAAGCTGGATGTAGTCTGGAAAGGGGTAGTAGATGAAAAAACTGGAATTAGGGGTTTACGTGTCTGGAGATTGTGACTATAAGGGCATCGAGAGTTTGCTCCTCTCGATTGCATCCTCCTACCCCCCGCTGGCCCACCCCAGCGGGGGGTTTTTTATATTGACCTGAACATTTGCTGCGAGCGCAGGATACGCTCCGCGTCTTTCTTATTGATTTCCCTACCTTCCAAGGTGCGAGCTCTGCGCTCACTGCGTCTGGCGAGCGAGTTAAGGATGGTGTCTGGTGTGATGACGAATCGGTCGTTCGGGTAAGTCCGATTGAACGGTATGACGACTTCTTTGATATACTCGCGAAAGTCCTCTGCAGAGCGGAACTCTCCATCGCGCACTTTTCGCTCGATTTCGTCGAGTATTTCCTTCTTCTCGGCGTCGATGCGATCTTCGTTTTTGCGCGCCGTGATGTAATAGTCCTGCCATTTCGCGAGGCGAAGAGCACGCGCGCCGATAATGGAGCGGAACGTGTCCGACTCCGTAATATGCTCTTTGGGTATTATAATATCCCCTTTGCGGTTTAGCACGCCTTCGGTCGAGTTGTAGTACGCATTTACCCATGAGCGGAAGAACGCCGGGGAAATCTTCTTGAGCGCTTCGCGCGTGTTGCCATCCATGAAGTCGTCGATGCCGCGCATAATCTGGGATGCAGTGCTAAACCCGGCGACGTTGGCGATGAGAGCGGCAATCGTCGTGCTTTCAAGGTTATCACCCGCAATAGGTTCACGATACCACATCTTGACCAGGTCCATGGTCGTGGTGCTGGAGATTTCGGTATCAGTGAGAACTCCAAGAGGACCATCAATCAGTATATTGGCCAGAATACTCTGACCGCGCTCGTCAACACCAAGGTAGTTGGACAGCCAACGGCGGAAGGCTATGTCTGCGTCGTAGACAGTGGCGACATCCTCCTGCATCATCTTAAGAACGTCGTCGTCGTCATCCGGGTCTGGACCAAACGCATAAGCCAGCGCTTCAACCATGATGGTGTAGAGCGGAAGCCCGGCAATGCCACCCAAGAGCCCAGCCATCATAAGGACACCGGAAAGCTCCTTGAGTGCACCTGCTACCTCAGCAGTATCCTGCTTAGTTAACTTACCTCTGCCTGCAGCTTGCCGTGCCACACCCCGCAGCGGGGCCGCGATAATATCGCGGAACGCACCAACCATGAACTTGGTTTGCAGAAGGGGGTGCATCTTGAACAGGAAAAAGGCGCGAGACACCTCGCCTTTGGCAAGGCTAGGGCGCTCCCAGTTAGCGAAGTTGCCAATCGTATCGTCTACAATCTCCATAGCCTTGAACAGCGCCTGCCGTCGACCACGTTCGACGAAGTCCTTCTCGCTTTCCCCCTCATCCGGCTTGTTGTTCTTGCGGAACTTGTTGAGTTCCAACTCAAATGCCATGTAGAAAGTAGCCTGACGCGAAATGTTTTCTGTTCCCGTGAACATGAAGGTCATGGCCTTTAGCGCGTTCGCTGTGATGTCATTGGCTTTAGCCAATACACCAGATTGAGGCATGAGCGTATTCGCCCGCTCATTCTGAGCAATAGTCTCAGCTGTAGTAACGAGGATACCACGCTCCATTGCAGCTTTCTTTGCCCACTGCAGGTCTGCGCTATTCTTCACAAAGCGCGATGCGTTCACGCTTGGCATTATTGCATCGATGTAATCACCAAAACTCGCGTTGGTGCGCTCGATCTGCACCCTCCCGAGGCTATCCCACATCTGCATATACTTCAGCCACATGCGGGTGCCTTCAGCGTAGCCATATTCGCGCCAGAACCTCGGCACGACCCGCATTGGAATATTCGCAAAGTTGGTCAGCGCAGTCTTGGCCGATGTCAGGAAATACAGAAAGGACACGCGGTTAAGCACGTTAACGAATGCGGCCAAAGAACCCGGAGGTGGAGGGTTAATCTCTTGCTCCGCACGGTCCTCAAGTTCACGTGCAAAGTCGTAAAGCATAACGGCTTCTGCATCAGGGCGCTCAGGGTCGTTGATGACATCCTTCATGGCTGAGACAGCCGTGCGAAGCCTACCGGCAAAAGCCAGTTTGGCCAGTTCGTTAGCGTTGGTGACTACTTGCTTGTTGAAGTCATCCAGCACGTTAAGGGAGAAGCCAGCGATCTCCTTCGCGTGCAGGAACCGACGGCGTGCAGAACGCTCAGGAGTGGTCATGAGATATGTCTGGTATATACCGTCGAGCAGTTCATCGATATTTGCTGCACCACGTTCCTTAACCTGATCCCTGGCTTTGTTCACGAGGTCAAACACCCGCTTCATGAGTGCGTCCTCGCTCTTGATAACTTCCTGCAGGTCAGCGATGTCGTTACCACTACGGAACACAGTACGGTCGTTGGGGTCTACACCCAACTGCTTGGCCAGCATGCGCTTGGCTTTGGCCAGATCGCGCGCGCTTTCGAACGTGTAGAAAGCTTCTTCGCGCCGCTGTTTGACGTTCTCGGAGACACGCAACCAGTACTTCCCCGTACGCATCATGGGGAAGTAGTCCTTGGGGAACAGGTCAGGGTCCAAATCCCAGAACAGGTCGCCGCTTTTCTTGCGCTCTTCGGCGTTATTTGCCTCACGCATGAGCTCTGCCCGCAGTTCGCGGATACGCTTTTTCTGTTCGCTGTCTAAACTCGGTTCAGTTTCAAGATGCTCGTCAAGAAGTGCGAGGCGTGCTTCGAATACGTCCTTATGGTAGTCACGCTCGGCCTTGTACAGCTCCAGACCGCCCTTCTGCTTGGCTAGTTTCTCCTTGGCGGCGTATGTATCTCTTACCTCCTGCACCCTACCGGCAAGCTGTCTAACCTTGAGTTCGGTCCTGGCCTCTTCGATAGCTATGCCCCTAAGAGCCGCAAGTTTGGCTTGCACAGGGGTAGACAGGTCGACCTTATCCTTGAATACGCTCGTGGTGTCGGACGGCTTGCACACTTCTGCCTTTATCTCGTTACCCAGCTTGCGCGCCAGAGCCTTATCATTTGAGTTATTGATTAGAGCATCTTCAATCGCTTCAATAACCCTGTCGCCTTTGAGTGCTTCCTCGACTGTCTCAAACGCAAACGGGTCTACGCAGTTAATGCGGGCGGAAAAACGAAGCCCAGCCAAAGCCTCACTGCCATGCTTGCGCACGAAATCCTGCATGGCCCGTTCGGTAGGGATAGCAGCTTCAATCAGATTGTTGCGGGTCGCACCCATTCTCCGCACATAGTCAGCCACTTCCACAGCAGCTGAGTGGACGGCTGGCGATTTGCGCTTGAGCCAATTGAGAATGCCGGACGTTGGCATACCCTTGAGCGCCTTGACCCGTAGCGGACTGGCTGTATCTTCTGCAAAGACGAGCGCGTCACGAAGCTTGCTGTTTGCTTCCGTAACCTCGTTGATGCCGTCCTCTATACCATAGACGTTTACGGTATCCCTGACCCTGCGGGCACCGGCGCTCACACCCTGAATGGCGTCTTTGACTTCCTTCGGTTGGCTAGCTTTTCGCTTTTTCTGGGCGGCGGTATAGTTAGGCCTATAATTTGGATCACCAGTCAGCAAGCGACCGGCTTCAGTATCTCCTGTATAAAGCAATTGGTTGCCGATACGAAGAACCTCAGCAAGAGCAGAGTCGCTCTTGGCAGACAACCCAAGAATTTTGCGCACCACTTCGACGAAACGCTGGAAGATTGTCTGCTTAGCCTTATAGGGTACCGTATTTAAGTAATTCATCACCTCTGGGTCGGAGAGAGCCCATGCCAGCAGCTCATACTCATCATCGAAAACATTAGTTTCGCCAGAAAAAAAGTTGCGTTCTAAGTCCGTAAAACGGACGCCGGTCCATTTACGCTTCAACAAATGCCTATGAACGGCGTCAAGCACATCACGCAAATCTTTACCAAGGCGCGCAGTGCGCGTACCCGCTAACTCGGGGTCTTTCGCAAACTGCAAATACGGTATAGTTGCTGCATGTATAAACTCATGGAGCACAGTATCATAGCTCATGCCGGTAAAGTCACCGGCGCTAACAGGATTTACATATACCGTTATGGTTTGACCCTCAGTGAAGGTTACAGCATGGGCGTTACTCGCAAATAGTTTTTTAGCGTCCTCTGGGAGTCCACTAATATCATCTACAATCTGGAAATCTATATCTATGCCAAATCGTTGCAGTCGCCTTAATGTATTACGAACGCCTCGCGCAATGGTCGCAAAAGCTTCGTTGGGGGCGGTATCTACCAACCAGTCAACTACTTCGCTAGTCAACTTGCCACGAAGCTCAGCTTCAATCTGCTCTGGCGTACGCTGGTCGGTTTTGGCAACTTTTCCTTTTTGCGGCTGCTGGACTCTCAGTTCCGCGAGGTCAATCCTGGCTTCGCGTGCTTCACGCGTGTCACCGGCCTTCTCCGCTTCCTTTAAGCGGATTTTAGCACCGAGTTTCTCATCTTGGCGCGTCTCAATCATCGACTTGAGCGCAGCCCGAGCAGGATTTATCAAAGTGTTTCTGACGGCGGCAGCAAGCCGGTCGTTAGCCTCTTTGGCGGCGGCGGTAGCAGCGTCGCGATCCTTTGCAGAGGCGTTGTTAGCCGCGCTTGCGGCTTCAATCGCAGCCTTTTCCAGTTTGGCGATGGCGTCGTTGGGCACTTCTTTGCCATTAGGCAGCATGCGATAAGCGTTAGGGCGCTCAAGCCTTCTAAGCAGCTCTGCACGTTGAAGATTATCGATCAGCCCTGCCTTGCGAGCTTCGTCTACCTCAGCAATGAAGTCCTGCACCATCCGCGTAGCCACGGTAGGGTATGGCTGTTCGGAGGGCTCCTGCTTTTCCAGTTCTTCAAGAGCGGCAGGTGCTGGTGGAATATATGGAGTAAGCTCATCCATCTGGCCATAGACCTGGTTTGAGAAATCTTCCAGCGTCTTAGCCTTGAGGACTACTTCTGGCTTCTTGCCAAGGTTTCTTTCTGCTACAAGCTTATACGGATAAGCGCTTTTTGAGTCATATATGACCTTATAGACAGCATTCTCGGGAGCCTGAGCACGCAGTGCGTATTCGATATCGCCGAGAGTTTCCTCGCGTTGAGCTTCTTCTGGTTTAGACTCTTCACGTTGAAGATTATCGATCAGCCCTGCCTTGCGAGCTTCGTCTACCTCAGCAATGAAGTCCTGCACCATCCGCGTAGCCACGGTAGGGTATGGCTGTTCGGAGGGCTCCTGCTTTTCCAGTTCTTCAAGAGCGGCAGGTGCTGGTGGAATATATGGAGTAAGCTCATCCATCTGGCCATAGACCTGGTTTGAGAAATCTTCCAGCGTCTTAGCCTTGAGGACTACTTCTGGCTTCTTGCCAAGGTTTCTTTCTGCTACAAGCTTATACGGATAAGCGCTTTTTGAGTCATATATGACCTTATAGACAGCATTCTCGGGAGCCTGAGCACGCAGTGCGTATTCGATATCGCCGAGAGTTTCCTCGCGTTGAGCTTCTTCTGGTTTAGACTCTTCACGTTGAACTTCCTTGCGTTGAGGCTCTTCACGTTGAACTTCCTTGCGTTGAGGCAAGGGCACGTCGCGTTCTTGCGTTGCGCTCAATGCAGAAAAAATCTCGTTTTGCCTAGCGACACGCTCTTCATAGGGAAGAGATTGCCACGCAGCCAAATCTTGCAGCTTCAATTCTTCTGGTGGCCCTTTCTGCAAGGGCATATCGTCGAGCATGTATTTGGTCTGAGGAGCCGCAGGCTGCTGGTTACGTTGAGGAGAAATTGCAATCTGCTGGCTATCTTGAGGAGGAGTGGAACTTGCTTGGGCAGAAAAATTACGCGGCAGAAAATCTGGAGAATATCTACCAGCAATTTCTTCTAGAAACTCAACATCGCCCCCAGCATTTTCGTAATCGCTGAGGGTAATAGGGTTATTTAAAATAGTATACGCGCCACTAGGGGTTAGTTCTTCTGGATATCGTGCGTAATAATAAGCCCCCTCGGTTGGGTTGGTTATTTTATACTTACGCTTCTGTGCAGGAGCATTACCTTGTGCCTTATCGACAGCTGCCTCGTTTAACGAAGCGGCTTCGTTAGTAACGAATTGCTGTATTTCGGGGCTAAGCCGCCCCTGCATAAGTATATCCAGGCTACCTTTCTCCTGTAGGTCCAGAATTTTCCTTGCAAGAGCCTTAACCAATGGGGCAGGCGGAGTTGCACCCGCACTTACGAGCTTGGTGTATGTATACAGATTATCCCTGAAGTTGACCTTATCGAACTCCTGTTTGCGCTGAGCCGTAGGTGGCTGTACTCCAACTTCTGCAAGTTGCTCCGCGACTTTTGCCTGCGGCGAGACGGCCTCTATCGGCGGAATAATAACGGACGGGGCTTCAGCCTCGTAGGCACGCCACAGAGCTTCCCTTTCCTCAGGGTCCACAGGGGGAGGTGTAGGTTCGGGGCTAGGCTGTAGTTCTGGTTCCGGTTTAGGTTTACGTTCTGGTTCTGGTTCCAGTTGTTCGCCAGCCGCGCCCCCTTGCTCCATCTGGGCAGCCTGCTGTTCGATAGCGGCCTTCCTGGCTCGCATGATCTCTACGATAGTGCGCGAGGTCTCTTCATCGAACCCACGTTGCTGGAACCGCTGTGTAGCGGCGTCCATGGTTTCATCATCCGCATCGGGCGGCATAGCCGCAAACTCTGCAGCCGTATCATCAAGCAGTTTGCGCTCAATATTAGCCGAACGGGCACCGCCGTAACCACCGAGAACAAGCGAAGCGATGCCTTCAAACGCAGCCTGACCCGCCACCCCTTTCCACGCATCAACATCGAACCCTTCGCGCTGCAACGCAAGGTTGGTCGCATAACGCTCCTGTCCGGCTTGAACAGCTTCGGGGACAGCTTCTTCAAGGGCCCCTGTGGCTGCGCCGCGAAGAACACCAGGTGCCTTCTTTTCGGCAGTGCGCGCCGCCGCGCGTTCTGCTATGCGCTCAGCTGCTTTCTTGCCTATTGTAGCAGCAATCTGACGCGAAAAACCCGTAGACCCTGCGGCTGCACCAAGAAGCGCTGCGATGGCGATCTGGTCGGTGTTCTCGCCACCATATTCCTGCGCTCGTTGCGCAGTCTCTTCAGCTTTGGCCTTGGCTGTGCGCTTGTCAAGACCTGCTTCTAGTGCTGTTTCGTAGGTAGCTTCGTAGACAGCATCGTAGATTTCACCCTTTACCCCACCGGCGGCGGAAACAGCACCTAAACCGGCCATAGAAGCAATAGGTATAAGACTGGCACCGCCAGTTACGGGAGCAAGAGCGCTACCCGCTGCCCCAGCAGCGATGAAGGGGACTGCAGAACCAGCGAAGTTGGCCGCCGTGTCCAACGGAGAACGAAGGAACGAGCGAACAGCAGCCTTGGTCTCTTCCCACGCCCCCTTTCCTTCGGCCCGTTTTTGGTCAATGGCGTTGATAAGCGAATCCCTACGTGCTTCAGAGGAGCGTAGGTCCTGAGCGCCCTCAATAACGTTTTCCAAGAAATTGGACACAGCATTGCGCGCGCCGAAAGAATCGGCAGCCTGCTTTATTGGGGTAACTATCCCACTGACAGCTTCCAACGGAATGTCGGCAAGCCAAGCAGCTGCATTACCGATAATAGGTACCTTCTCAAGCGCGTTTTCTTCTTGCGGTGGGACAAGCAATTTCGCTACGACAATCCCATTGGCTTCGAGCTTGGCCAGCAACTCCTCTTTGGTTATTCCGGCAGGCACATTGCGGATAATTGTACCGTTAGGCATCCGAACGTCTGGCATTCAGAACACTCCTACTTGAGACGGGAAAAGTCTATGACGTCTTCGCCACCTGTAGAATTGAGACCAAGAAAATTAGCCGTAGCCTTTGCCTGTCTTTCACGAGCGTCCGCCTGTATATTAGCTACGTCAATATTAGTCTGAGCCTGCAAGCGAGCGGTATCGCTATCGATCACAGACTTAACTAGGTAAATCAGACGCTGCGTAGCGTCACCCATCTTGGAGATAATATAGTCAAGCTCCAGTTTGCGCTCACCAGAAATAAGGCCAGCTTCCGCCTTGGCCAGCTCCAGCGCCAGCAGCTCAATTTCACGCTTTTCGTCGTTCGACAACTTCTCCAGTTGCGCAAGTGCGGTCAGATCAGCACGCAGCTCCTTGCGAGCCTGTTCATCACCTTCACGCAGCATCGGCAACGTATTAAGGGCAGCCGTGCTAGCAGCCTGCAGTAGGCTTCCCGGAGATTGAGCAAGCTGGAAGCCAAACTGGGCCAACGCCTCCCAACGACGCTTCTCCCGTTCAGCCTTGCGCGTTTCAGGATCGATTGCTGCCTCAAGCTCAGCGATCATCTGCTCTCGCCGCTTTGTCTCGGGCGAGGCGTTGTCCATAAGGACTTTCCGAAATTTTTCAGCGCTAGACAGAATGTCAGGACGCGGAGTAGACAGTTTGTCAAAAGATGGGACTTTAGAATGGACAGCATCAGGAGGTATGGTATTTATTACTTTATTCATATAATCAGGGGCGATATGTAGCCCACTAGACAAATAGCGGTTGGTCCTGCTAGGCTCTACATGGATGTGATCACCTTCATTGATTACATCATAATCGCTTCCGTACAGTGCCTTAAGCTCCGCAGCTAGCGTGCGCATGTCCATGCCCTTGGGAGGGACAAAATCCCTGGCGTTATTGGTAAGATGATAACTGTTGGGAACACCGCCAACAGCTCTGTTTTTTTCTGGAGTACGTTGACGGCTCGTAACCACAATGCCCGGAATAGCTTTAACCGCGGTCTCTTCTATCCAAGGACCAAGAGCAATACCACCATCAGCAAACGCAACAATGCCGCCGCCTGCGTAACTGCCGTTATCAGGTTCATCGAACAGCGTATCTGGCACCGGTAGCGCAGCCAGCCCGCCATCAGCCATAGGCATAGAGGAGGCAGGGGGGGCACCAACTTCGGGCGTAGGAGTATAGCCCATAGAAGGTGCCATGGACGGCAAGCCTGCGGGAGAGAGGCTACCGACTCCACCGGCAGGGAGGGGAGGTACCGGAGGAGGGGGAGGCAAGCCGCCCATGACCTGTTGTGCAACCGTCGGGGGATTACGCCCTTCCTGCGCCTGTGCAGCGCGCATACGATCGATAAACATACCAGCAAGGACACCGGCAGTGGGGTCAACAATACCCATCTGCATCGCTGCCGCGATCTTCTGCTTGTCCCCGTTGTAAGCCTTGGCGATTTCTTCGGGAGGCTGAATGGTGCTAAACGGCCTAGTCATCTACCACTCCTTACCCACCCAAAGTCCGATAGAGCCCCAACGCCCCAAGGCCAGTACCAAGTATCTGAGAAGCCATCGACGGGGGAGGTGCATATGTAGTCTGCGTAGAATTGAGCTGCATCGGAAGGCCCCGCAGCAAGTTGCTATATTGACCCAGCACTTCCATCGGATAATCCCGCTGGCGCAGGAAGTCGGCATATGCCTGATCGAGGTACTGTTGCTGTAAAGCCCGCTGCTCAGCCGCCGCTTCAGCTTGAGCCCTAAGACGCTGTATATTGGCGTTTTGCTGAAACTGACCTAGATTACCCAATGTCTGGCCCATCTGGCCAGCGAGCTCCAGACCAGCCAACCCCTGCTGCATACCGAACTGGCGCGACTGCTCACTAAGACGCTGCGCTTCGAGGTCAGCATGCTGATTGGCAAGCGCTGCACGGAATGCCTGATCCGCGTTAAGCCCCTGCGTCTGCAATTGTGCAGCGAGGTTTTGCACTCGAGCCTGCGTGTCAGCATCAAGATTAGCCAACGCCGCTTGGAGACCGATTTGGGCGCCCAGTTGCTGCACACCAAGCGCAGCCTGCTGGTTTGCCTGAGCCCGTGTTACATCTACACCTTGGTTAGCCAACGCTGCACGTAGGGCTTGTTCTTGATTCATGCCCGCTGCTTGGAACTGCAGAGCTTGATTGTTCACCCTAGCCTGCTGCTCATTGGACAAGTTGGCAAGTGCCGTCTGAAGCCCAGTCTGCGTACCGAGCTGTTGCACACCAAGCGCAGCCTGCTGGTTTGCCTGAGCCCGTGTTACATCTACACCTTGGTTAGCCAACGCTGCACGTAGGGCTTGTTCTTGATTCATGCCCGCTGCTTGGAACTGCAGAGCTTGATTGTTCACCCTAGCCTGCTGCTCATTGGACAAGTTGGCAAGTGCCGTCT